CTGGTTTAATCTTAAATTCTGCGAGTCTCGGTCTGTCAGCTTTTGAAACGTTTGGTTTAGCAAGCAGTGCAGCTTCATATGCTGTGGCTGCGATTCTTGCTGCACGAGCAATCTTTGCTTTTTCTTGTACTTCAGGCAGAAAAATTTCAGCAACACTTTCAATAATTACATCATAGTCGCTGTACCTTGGATCAATGTATTCGCAAAAGGAATTTTTACTACGGTGAATCTCCTTGAGCATGTCTTTATTGTTTAGGTAGTTAATCTTTTTAACGGGTGCTATGACAACAATTTCAGGTGCTACATTACCCTCGTCGTCTTCTATTAGCATTTCTTTGTTTAGGTCTGGGGACATTAATGTCTTCTCCTTTAGGGTTTCGTAAAGTGTAACATACTTAAAGCATTTCGTCAACAGTATCAGTATAAAAGTACCAGTTTATGACCATGATAAATAAGAAGATAGGAGGACTTCTAATGGCACAACAAGATCAACGAGCACGTCTGCAACCGAAAAATTTAATAACAAATCGTGGTGGCGTCGCTGAGTCAATCCTGGGTCCGAGAGATTCATCAAATCTTTTGTTTCCTCTTTATCAAACAGGCGGTGTCCTTTTTCCATATACTCCGGCAATTACAACCGGTTCAGTAACTGAATATGATCAAACACCCTTCGTCCATTCAAACTATAATTACAATGCATATGTTAGATCTTACCCAAAACCAATAGGCATCACAGCTCAATTTACAGCACAGTCGAACGATGAAGCATTGTATTTATTAGCGGTTATCCACTTCTTCCGGTCCGTAACGAAATCTTATTTTGGTATTAATCCTTACAATAAAGCCGGTACTCCGCCACCGGTATTAGTTTTTAATTACTTAGGTGAATATCAATTTAATAATGTGCCGGTTGTTGTAAAAAGCTTTGATTATACGCTACCGGACACCATTGATTATGTGGCAGTTAATACATCGGGAAGTAGTAGCACCCTAGAACAAGATGCAGGCCCACGCGGATATGGTGGTCGCAGATCAACTGTAATAAGACCCCCAACCAATTCTAATGGTTATACATGGGTTCCAACACATTTAACGGTTAATATGGAATTAGAAACTCAATACATTCCAATTCAATTACGAAATCAATTTAATCTCGATGAATTTAGGTCGGGTAAATTAGTCAATAATGGATACATTTAATGGCATCAAATTCGAAAGATACAAGTCAATATAAACTAACCCCAATTAGGAATTGGTATCTCGACCTATGGGTTCCACGAACTGTACCAAAGAGTGAATTTGATAAGATTATTATTATACCCCCCGAATTTAATCAGCGCCCGGATTTACTAAGTAATCAGGAATACGGGACACCAAAACTATGGTGGGTATTTTGTATGAGGAACCCAGATCTTATTATTGATCCAATTAACGATTTTGTTGCGGGTTTAGAAATTTATATTCCTGTTAATATTTTAAAACAATAATTTATGGCTGAAAAATTTACAATAGGTCGTCGTGGTGGCGGTGCTACTGAACAGAGATTATCTGCCAGAGTTGCAACAACAGATGGTGTTAGAAATGATGCTGGATATGGACGAGGTAATAAAAATCCTCCCCTGGCTGTGCCACCTACAGTACATAAACCGGATTCATTGCGAGGAAGCAATGATGCGGTACCTAGTACCTTTTCTCATAAAAAGGATACCACTGTAACAGATACAAGAAAGATTGAAATAAATTTTCAACCTAATGTGTTCGACAATTACGATATCTACACATATCATTGGAAATTATTTATTACATCACTGGGTGCAGCATCTTCGGGAAAGGTCTTAACACCGTCAGCCCAGACAATTATTGCTGAAAGTGGTGTATCAGATTTAACAATAGATAATGTAGAATTGAATGGCATTGCTGTGCCCTCAGTTGAGGCAGGTACAGGTACACAGACTATAATTAAATTTCAAATTACCGAACCATCAGGGGCAGGCCTGCTTGATAAAATGTATTATGAATCATTGGCATTAGGTATAGGTAATTGGTTAGTCATGCCATGTTTCTTACAACTAGAATTTAGGGGAAGAGATCCTGTTACTAAAGAAGTTGGAGAAAGCGGCGCGCCAGGTGAATTAGGTCAACTTAAATGGATATGGCCTATAAAACTTACGAATTCTAAGGCGAACGTAACTTTAGTTGGAACAACATATAACTTTGATGCAATTGTCTATGATGAATTAGCACAATCAAATTCATATTTTGCAATTCAACAAAATGTGGTGTTATCTGGATTAACAACTTTTGGCAATGCCATGAATGATCTTAAGAAAAAGTTAAATGCAGATCAATATGAAAAATTATTAGACAACTATAGTATTCCGGATACCTATGAAATAATAGTAGATCCAGATTTGGCAAAAATTAAAATTGCAGTGCCATCCTCAAATAAAAATACCTCTCGTGCAGGAGATTTTATTGACCTTGATAAGAAAGTTGCCTCTTATAATCAGGGTACTGGTATTGATAAAATTGTTGACTCATTACTTGGCAGTTCTCCCGAATTTCAAGACTTCTTACAAAGTTCTGATACCCCTACATCAGAGCCTAAGTCTGCGAATGATGCTGCACCTATGAGAAAATTATGGAGAATTGTCACTGAAACTAAACCTATTGCATTCGATATGTTACGCCAGGATAATGCCGTCGAAATTACAATCTATGTTGTCCCTTATGATATCGGATTAATTGAAACAACTCCATCACAGACCGCACAAACATCCGAGACACTTATCGCTGCTAGAAAACGATTATCTACCTATGCTAGCAGGGAGATATTAAAAAAGAAATATAATTATATATTTACGGGACTTAATGATCAAATTGTGTCGTTTGATCTTAATATGAATTTTTCTTTTGCTGCTACCTTAGCTAGATTTGGCGGAGTTTTTTATGATACGGCCATAAGTGATAAAGGTGTGTCTCAACAGGAAAATGCAAAAAATGAACAAGAAGCATCCGATAAGGTGAGAAAAACTTTACAATTTATTAATGATCCAGCAAATGCAAACAATGCCGATGTCGAAATAGCAGCAGCAAGATCATCTATATTGGCAACAAATATCTCACCTGAACTAAAATCACGATATGCTAAAATATTAGAAAAAGCTAAACCAACAGATCGTGTAAATTTCGTGACCGAGATTAAAGAGGCCGGCGGGCTTGATGCTGATGGTGAATTAAATCGTACAAGAATTAATGCACAATCACTTGCTAGTAATAATAAATCCGATCTTAATTTTATTTCGGATATTGACATATATTCGCCAGCTGCACAAGAAGCAAAGAAAATTGCACAATCAAGTAGAAGGGGAAAATTACGACCAATCCCATTTAGGGAAGGAGTTCAGGAGACTAACTTAGCATTTGGCCTTGATCCACAAAGCGACGCTGGCAGATCACGGACCGCCAGCGTATTTTCTACTGCACTATATTCAACATTAGATGCAAGTTTGCAACAAATTAAAATTGTCATCAAGGGTGATCCTTTTTGGTTATTCCCGGCTAATATCCCCGGTGGTACAGAAGTATTAAATTATAAATCAAATATGGATTCTGGAGATGCAATCGAGCTTATTAAATTTGGGCATAAAAATAATCCAGGCTCTGTAAATTTATTCGGAACTGATAATTTTATTGTTATTCGTTTTAGAACTCCACGCATATACAATGAAACAACAGGCATAACCGATCCATATTCAGAAGTAGAGACATTTAGTGGAATATATAAAGTAATTACAATTGTTAGTAGATTTTCCTCTGGAAAATTTACACAAGAACTCACCTGTATACTTGATAACTTAATTAATCTCTCAGATTTTCCAGAATTTCTGCGAAGCATTGAAAATGCAAATGCAGTGCCGGACATAGAACTAGCACCGGACCAGAGTGCTGCCGAAACTAACAGACTTTTAAGATCATCATTACCCGATACTACAATTAGAGTAGACAGAATACGGGGAGGTGAATAATGCCATATCTAAATACACATGTTAGAA